GCAGACATCACTACTGCTTTGTGGCTTGATGCTGCAGATGCCAGCACCATCACCGAGAGTGGCGGGGCGGTTAGTCAGTGGGATGATAAGAGAGGAAGCAATAGGCACGTCAGTCAGGCAACTGCCGCAGATCAACCCACCTATCTGGCAACAGGATTTAATTCTTTGCCGACCATTGGCTTTGACGGCAGCAGCGATTTCTTGAAAAACGCAAGCTATGAGCCAACAGGTGCTGTAACTTGTTTTTTTGCGGCAGAACGAACAAGCGGTTCGGCCAATGGAGTATTGCTGCTCGTAAAAACATTTACAATACTTGAAATAGTATCCGCCCCTGGGACCGATAGTTATTTGGATTTTACTTTTACAGGTGCCGGCAGCTCTTCACCTAAGGCGATTGATGTAAGCGGATCTACTACTTCTCCTTTTGTTTTAGGAGTGCAATATGACGGATCTGGGACTGCCAACTCAGACTACAGTGCAAGATTTAATGGAGAAAGCCAAGCGATAACAAGCAGTGGCCCAGTTGGCCATGTATCCGAAACAGGATTCACCATTGGCAAGAGAAGCGTTCAAAGCATCAGTCCTTTTAATGGCAAGATCTCTGAACTTATTTTTATCAATAGCCAATCACCGCTAGTAGATCAACAAAAAATCGAAGGTTACCTAGCCCACAAATGGGGACTCACCGCAAACCTCCCCGCTGATCACCCATATAAAACCGCAGTTCCTATGCCTTAACCCGCCCTCCTAGTGTCCCCGTCTTCTCTGCTCGCGTGACAGAGCAGGCGCAGCGTGAGGATCAGCTACCGGACACCCTATTTAGCTAAATCACCGCTAATCCCTGACCCACTATGGCATTCACCGAAGGCCTTGCTTCGATGCAATCGGTATCATAGTACATAGGGCCTCGCTCTGGTAGGGCCTTGCTTATTAGTCCCTCGTTTTCGTAACCTAAAATGGCTGCACGTTCTTCTGGTATTTTCCCCCGCGAAGGTTTTAACCTTGACTCCCAGCTGGAAATCACCACTTCCACCCGTGGCTTCAACCAACACGGCGTCACTCTGGCTAGCGCCAAGACCATCCGCTTGACTGCTGTTGGCCTGACCTCCGGTGCCAACGACGCTACTGCTACCGTGACCATCGGCGGCGAGACTGTGGTTCTTGATCAGGCTGACGCTGATCCCAACGGTGTGGTTATCGCCCACATCCGTGGTACCCTGTGTGATGCTAACAACGACGTGATCTACGTCCTCGGCGGCACCTCTACCCCCGTCTGCGGCGGTGTGTTCTTCGAGCTAGTTGACGGTCCTCGCCGTTGATTCTAGCTCAATAAATTGAATATTTTCAAGGGGTCTTAAGGGCCCCTTTTTAAATGGGGGAAGGAATCCTAGTATGAACCGCTTTCTTCCTCCTTATGGCGTCACCCGTTTACGGGACAGCAGCAGGACTGACACGTTCCCTGATACAAGGAACCTGGTTCAGGCTAAAGAAAGCTTCACCAAGTTGGTTATGACTTCCATGGTGTCCAGCGACATCGAGATGGTATTCATTGCTGGCCTGAGCTAATTGCCTTTGGCTATCGGCACACTAGGGGGCTATATGCCTCCTTTTTCTTATGGCACATCTAGATAAATTGCCTACGTGGTTTGTTAAAGACGGAAAGCGCCGGCCTGCCTATTATACAGTGGATGCCCGTGAACTGCGTGCCGCAGGATACAAAGAGGAAGGGCAGAGGGCTGTTCCTGCTCCTGCTCCCAAGCCACAGCCTGAAATCTTGGTAGAAGCAGGCCAAGATGCTTTTGACGACGATTCAACCAAAGAATCTGTTGGCGATCGTCTAGAGGAGATGACCAAGACCGAACTATTGGACTGGGCTCTTGAGCAAGGCCATGACTTAAAAAGCTCTCTACCAAAAGCAGAAATTTTTAAACTTTGCAAGGAAATTGAGGACCTTGCCTGAAGAAACTAGAGTCTCCTAAGGAATACTAATTCGTAAGGACAGACAAAATGGACATCACCTACAGTGAAGGGCCTCGATACATCGACGGGGTTAATGTCGATTCCGACGTTGACGCAGGACCCTTTACTGAGGTTGAGAGAGATATTGTTGATCCAGTCACAGGCTTGAAGGGCCTTGGTTATGAACCAGGGCAGAAAAACAAGGATGGATCTTGGCTATGACCTTAAGTGGCAGGGAAAATCAGTTTATATGTACGTACAAGGAGAAGCGAATGAAAGTTCGTGGGGCCTTGGCCGTCTTTGCTCTTACGAATTTCTTGCTTGGTATGGCCACTTTAATGTTTATTTTTTGCACTTCCTCGCCTAAGAGTATTCACGAGCTTCACTCTTTGTTGACAAGCTGGGTCTCGTGCACACAAAAAGACTCAAAGCAGGTAGATTTGCTTACATAAAGGCACACTAATATGAAAGCTTTTCAACTCGATGCCTGAATATCTTGTGGGAGTTATTTTTTCTGCCATTATCGGATGGGGTGGATTTACTTGGAAGAGGGCGGAGGATGCCTTAGTTGCAGCCCGGCAAGCAGCTAATCAGGTGGATCGGGTGGAACTCAAGATGGCGGAAGAATATCTTACAAAGAAAGACTTTGAGCTTTACATGGATAGACTATTTGATACGTTGGCCGAGATGAAGGGAGCCGTTAAATACGTATCAGACCGCGTCGACTATCATGTAGCAGAACAGGCTCGTGAGACGAAAAACTTGCGCGAGAAGTTATCTAGTTACGAATAAACTTGGCAGCCTATTTTGTGAGCTAGCATAGGTATGACCGAAAAGAAAAAGAAAAGGTCGACCGCAGACTTCTATAAGTCGAACCCAGAGGCCTACAAGAAAAAGCTCGCTTACGACAAAAAGCGCAATGCTCGTCCTGATCGCAAAAAATATCGGGCTGAGCTGGCCAAGGAACGTCGTGCTCGCGGAATCATGGGCAAGGGCGGCCCGGATGTCAGCCACACGAAGGATGGCAAGTTCAAGTTGGAGAATCCCTCAAAGAACCGTGCTCGCAACGGCCACGGCAAGAACGCCCGTCTGGCTAATGGCGGAACTGCCCGCAAGTCCAAGCCCGGTTACAAGCCTCGGAAGAAGAAATGAGCACCGCAAAAAAGACAAAACCTGAGCTTTGGAGTCGCAAAGTTGCAGCCGCCAAGGCTAAGTTTGGTAAGTGGTCTGCTCGTGCAGCACAGTGGGCAACCGCTGAGTACAAGAAGGCTGGAGGAGGCTATAGTGGGGCAAAGAAGTCTAGTAATTCCTTAAGTAAGTGGACTTCACAAAAATGGCGTACTCGCGACGGCAAGAAAGCTGAGCGTACCGACAGCAAAGGCCGCAAGGTAACTGCTCGTTATTTACCAGACAGTGCCTGGAAGTCCCTCAGCAAGTCAGAGGCAAAGGCTACGGATGCGAAGAAGAGAGCCGGCAGCAAGAAGGGCAAGGGAACCGTGGCAAATACTCGGAAAGCTAAGGGAGCGGGGCGACGTGCTCGGAGGTAACCATGGCTGCTAAAAAGAAGCCTTCAAGGAAAGATCCTAGGCTGGCTCGTGCCGGGGTGTCTGGCTATAACAGGCCAAAGCGCACTCCCAATCATCCCAAGAAGTCCCACGTTGTGGTCGCGAAGGAAGGCGACAAGATTAAGACCATTAGGTTTGGGGAGCAAGGGGCTAAAACTGCTGGTAAACCCAAAGCAGGAGAATCGACAAGAATGAAGAAGAAGCGGGCAAGCTTCAAGGCAAGGCACGCTAGGAACATTGCCAAGGGAAAAATGTCGGCAGCCTACTGGGCGAACCGCGAGAAGTGGTAGAGAAAGCGAAATGGTGACATGACCACCAACAAGCAAACCTGGACTCTTGGACTGCTTGGCGTCCTGATGTGTTCTCATCTAGCTTTTCTTGGTTTCCGTTCTGACCAACCCGATCAGTTTCAGCGAGCAGCTGAGACCTATGTTACAATTTTGTTAGCATTAATGACCCCACTACCTGGAAAATAAGGAAGACTATGGCGTTACCACTATCTACGGCGCAAGCCACTAAAAAGATGCCTGGACACTACGGAAAATCTAAAGCTGAAAAGAAGAAGTCTTCATCAAAAAAGATGCCACCCGCCTTTCTCGCTAACATGAAAAAGAAAAAATCTGCGGGTAAAAAGAAAAAATGATATACTGGGGCATACGCCCCTTTTTTGTGCACTACCAAGTTTGCTGGAGAGACAGGTTGCGCCATGTTGCTAATTTTAGCTTCATCATGACGTACATCTGTTTCGAACGCGGATGGCTTGTTACCGGCGCTCTGTGCACTCTAGTCGGTGAAAGTCTTTTGATTCCTTCTGCGATCAAGCATAAGTCCTGGAGTAGCTGGATTGTTGCAGGAGTCTTCATTGTTATGAGCCTGAACACTTTAGCTCATAACCTGCTTTAAGCCCAAGGCCAAGAAACCTCTACGTCTCCCATCCAGACGTTCTCATCAATCGGGGTTCTGGCAACAAACTCGCAAAAAAGCCGCTGAAGTTCTGGGAGAGGAATCCCTAGAGCGTCAGCGGTTTTCTTTACGTTAACGGTTCCCTTGTACAGGTCAAGCAGGGCTTCGTCAATCGTCAACATCGATCCAAGGTGCGCGGAGTCTCATCTCGCCGCCAAGCTGTGTCTCACCTTCGTTTGCTTCTGTGAAGATGGGCTTGTCGACTTGAGAGGTTTCCAAAAGACCTTTTATTTGAGTGTCCGCATCCTGCATTGTCAGGCAGGCCTTGTAATCAACCCAGTAGCTGAACCAGTTGGCATGCACAATCTTTAGCCATTTGTTGTCCTTGTAGAGACCACGGTCCCATAGCCTGCGAACAATGTCGACGATGAGTCCACGGTAGCAGAAACAAGGGTTCACTTTTTATGGGGGAAAGTTTCGCGCAGGGCCTTGATTAACACATCAACCAGGCCGTTACCAGCAAGAGGTGTAAAGGGCAGAATCTCTGAGACAAGGAACAAAACGAGACCAATGATTACAGTGGTTTCCATAGCAGAATAGTCAAGACTGACCTATTATGCCGACACGGCGTTTGCCCTCAATCTGATAGGCATCCTATCCCAGCCCTTAGCTGCCCATGTCTAACCAATCCTTCTGGCAAGAGTTCTACGATCTTGGCAAGGCAGCTGGGGCCAAGTTTCCTGAACTGGTTGCAGCGCAGGCCGCATTGGAGTCAGGTTGGGGTAAGCACCTGTCTGGCAAGAACAATTACTTCGGCATCAAGGGGTCTCCTGGCACTGTGGTCAAAACTCAGGAATGGGTTGTAAATAAATTCATGACCGTCGAGGATGAGTTCAAAGACTTTGATTCGTCACTAGAATGCGTACGACATCTTGTTGATCGCTGGTACAAGGATTGGCGAGGCTACGAAGGTGTCAACAGGGCCGACAACCGTGACGATGCCGCTCAGTTGCTCCAGGACGAGGGGTATGCCACTGACCCTGTATACCCTGAACTCTTGATCGGCCTAATGGACGACAATCAGCCCGAGGAAGATTACTTTCTGGAGCGAGCTGCTGCTTATTATGCCGCTGAGCCCCACCAGATAGCCGCCTGGAGGGAGTTAGAGCATCTGTTGGATGGAGATATCCTAGAGGCGTTTAAGAAGGCTTACAGAGGCATTAGGGAGGAGGTTCCTGTTGTGGCGTCCGACGGAATCAAAGTGCTTGACGCTCCTTACTTCTATCAGCGAGACAGCAAGACAGGACAAGGCGAAAGAATGTGCTTTTCCAGCGCAATGGCCATGGCTCTGGACTACTTAAGGCCTGAGGTGATTGAGGGTGATGATGACTGGTATCTGTCCATTGTCAACTACTTCGGTGACAGCACTTCCAGCACGGCGCAGGTCAAGGCGGCTAGGTCTCTTGGTTTTGACGCTAGCTTCCATTCTGACGGCAGGCAGGAGGACTTGGTGAGTCTGCTCGACAATGGTACCCCAGTTCCGATTGGTGTTCTGCACAAGGGTTCTGTGTCTCATCCAACAGGTGGCGGACATTGGGTCACCCTCGTGGGTCACGACAAGACCCACTTCATCGTCCATGATCCGTTCGGTGAAATGGATCTAATCGGTGGTGGCTACCTTGCAGCTGGTCCGACTGACGGCGAGTTTGTGAGATATAGCAAAGAAAATCTAATGAAACGCTGGCTGATTCAAAGTGATAACGACGGATGGTATGTTCGCGTCGCCTAATTTTAGGAATGCTACGCATGAAATAACTAATCCCATGCAGGCAGTACTTTCATGGCTACCAGGTTATATGTTTGATGGCTATCGCTTGCGGTCAACGGGCACAGCTATTCAGCCAACAATGCACGTTAACCCCGAGAACGGAGAGGTTCGATACTACGTTCGTCCGATCTTTGCTCACGGAGCTACTGTCGGCATGTTTATAAGGCATCAAGGAATCGTAGAAGCATTAGAGCGCGGAGATCTGTAGGCACGAAAAAAGGGCCTTTCGGCCCTCCTTTCACCCCACGAGCCTCACCAAGGCTCCCTTCCATTATATCAGGGGGAGCCTTCAATGCCATAGTGAAGGTCGGTTCCTGCTTCTACAACGGAGCGCAGGTAATCATGGATGTCATCCTCTTCCCAGTCGCACTCATTTAGCAGCTGATTGCCAAGGGCTTCAATCGCTTCGCTGTGTCCATCGGTCCATTCTCCTGTCTCCAGGTAATGATCACGGACCATGGAGGCCGCGCTTAAGAGATGTAACTCGATCTGTTGTTTCTGGAGTTCTGCCTTCTGCTCGCTAGGGAGCAAGCTATTTGATTTCTTTACTGTTTCTTCGTCTATTGCGTTCATAAGGAACAGGCCTAATCGCGCTATAGTTACACGGCTTAACTCGCCTAAGTTCGAGGGAATCCAGATTACTGCAGCATAAAACCAGTCAGAGAGTCTTATCAGTGCTTCGGTGGTTCGGACGACCGTATCAAAAAGAACTTTTTTCATAGTCACGATTCCTCTCTCTCAGTTTACCTGTGACATGGTGTCGTCGGCTCTTACGGAGCTGTAGGCATAATCCATCTGCAGCATTGACTTATTCACGAAGCCCTTGACGCCTTGCATGCCGTTACGCCAGAAGGCTTGGCGGCCACGAGTCTTGACGTGCCAAACCTCGAGCTGGCGCTTGACGTTAGGCTGGGCCATTTCCTCCTCGGTGAGCTTTTCTCGGCGGACAATCCATACGGCGTGACTGACATGGGACAAGGCGGCGGTACCGCGAATCCATGACTCATCAGGGTTGTTGTTTGTTATATCTGTGCCCATGCCGCTGCGATTGAGTTGAGCTAGAGTCAAGATGTCGATACCAAGCTCTTTGGAGGCGGTCGTCAACTTATATGCCCGCTCTTCTAGCATAGAGGCGTCATTGCTTGAAGCTTTTTGGTGACGACCAAGGCAATGGAAGTGGTCAAGGATAACGGCACGCAGTTCTGGGTTCTTAGCCTTCATAGAGCGCATGCTGTTTATAACGGCGTCTACGTCTGCACCCCAGGGATCTTCTATCAAAAGCTTGCCGCCACCGTTTTGGATAAGCGCTGCAGCCTCGGCGATGCATGCAGCATCTCTTTCACGTGTATGGCTAGGTGATTCAATGGCGCCAACCGAAACCCACTTGTTGTTCTCTAGGTGGCGAGTTGCGGCGGCCCAGACGCGAGCATAGATGCTGGCGCGATCAAGTTCTGCGGAGATAAAGCCTACAGTCAGGCCACTTATGGCCAGATTGACAGCAGCATGCACAGCAAGAACCGTTTTACCTACTCCTGTATGAGCCCCAAGGGTAAATAGTCTGCCGCCTTGCTCTTGCCCAGAAGGCCGTACACCACCTTCCATGTCCAGGTCAAACGCTTGTATTCCAGTAGAGACTGGAGCTTGCTGCTCTCGAGCGTTCATGATCTGATCAATAATACTCACATGACCAGGACGAGGAGTTAGCAGGTCTTCGACAGCATCGACTGCGTTCCCTTGATTGCCGATAGAGCCACGCAACATGCCCAGACAGGTCATGAGCTGTTGCTGTTGGAACTCAATGGATTTCTCGAGCTTGGATTTAGATTTTTCGCTTTGAGCTACTACATGCTGGGTCTCCTGGTACACAGCGCGTACTCTGGCTTGACGGAGTAAGTCAAGAGCGACGTTCCATTCAGAGTTGGGGTCCCCGTAGGCCTGCATAGACCGGGCGTCTGACAGGTCAGAGATGGTCTTATTAAACTCGGCGAGGCCAACGAAACGACTGCCTGGATCCAAACCTGCATAGCCCGCAATAAGGGATTCTCGGCTAATCAGGCTGGCGTTCCTTTCTCCAATAAAGGTGCGGTCTACTTCTCGACCGATAGCGCGAAAGACTCTAGTAGACCACAGTTCGTCGGGAATAGCCTGACCATGACCAACACCAAAAGCGATACGAAGATCGGCCCATAGCTCATTAGCTTTGCCTGACGGCGAGGACAGAACACGGATGAGAACAATTGCTTCTTGGTCGGTAGTGTCGTCGACTTCAGATCCGGTAGTCGGTTGGATCTTTTCGATGAGGCGAGCCATGCCAAGAACGGTTTCTACTTCGTCCTTTTTGCAACCTGTGATCTTACCCTCTTCTGCCTTTAGTAGGCCAAGATCAACGGCTTTCTGGATGTAGGTTGGGAACGACATAGATTAGCGGCGATTTGGTGGGGTTTTCAGGGCTTGGACTTTCTTGCCTAAAGTCCAATTCACGACAAAGCCATCGTCTTCAAGGCTGTGGTAAATGAAGATGGTTTCTCCATCTCGATGCTCTACGTCGTGCTGCCAGGAGGTCGGAGCGTCAGGAACGTCGAGGTGAATGATCCTGTTGAAAGTCCTGTCAGGGCACGCATCAGAGTACCATGCAAATATGCTGTCATCATTGCTCCAGGAGAACTTGTCGGCAACCTTGGAGCCTATTTTGTAAAGTTTTTCAACATTCTGGAACTTCTTGTCTTCAAGCTGAGCGCCAAAGCCAAAGATATTGCTAGCCTTGATTGCAGTGCGCTCTTTCCACCAGTCGTCCTGAGCGCAGCCCTTCAGGATGCGTTTCACGAAATCGCCGTACTTGGATCTTTCAATCCCGAGGCGCTTGGCCTGTGTCTCAATTGCGATAAAAGTAGAAGGATGCAGCTTGCTAGGGCATTCCATATAACCGTCAGGTCTGTGACTGTTCCAGGCCTCCACAATTGCAGCAGAGGCTTCGGCTTGGCTGATTCCACTTGGCTTTCGCTTGGGTTGAAGCGAGATCTCTTCAGCTATGTTAAGCTCTTCCTTCTGGGTGATCTCTGGAGCCGCAGGTTGCTCCTGCTTTGTAGGTTGCTCCGGCTTTGCCGGTTGATCTGGCATCGTCAGGATGATCTGCTTGCCGGTTGAAACCAGGTATCCCTTTTTGGTCAAATTTCTGCGTCGATCGCGAAACACGTCGACCCCAATACCGCAGAGCTCAGCCGCGTGGGTAGCGTTCTGGGCCACGAACTCGCCGCCACTTGCCAACGACAAAAGTCGAATCCAGAGAAGCAGCTCATGGGCCGTCAATTTTTGGTCGTCAAGGATAGCATTTGGAATCCTTGTGAAGCCGGATTTTGGGTTAACACCCGTCTTGATAAGCATGGTTCGTTTGCGGGGTAATCAAAATATACCAGGGCTGTCAACCCTGGACTGTGGACCCTGGACTGTGGACCCTGGACTCTCAACCCTGGACTCTCAGCCCTGCTTTTGTGGGGTTCTCAGCCCTGCTTCCTGAAAAACACTTATATATTAAAATATAAAATATACTATCTGCGTGTGCGCGAGGCTAACGATGGGGATCAACAACCGCCCTCGGGGATGGACAAAGTGTCCAAAACTCCAAGCAGCTTTCGATGAAGGGGGGAAGGCTATCGGCAAGGCTCTGATGTGGGACAAGACCCGCGAGGAGTATTTCTGGTCTATCCTCGGTGGCATCAATCTTTGGCCTAGGTGGTACCTCCTGTGCTTCAGGACTCTCTACATTCGGGAGAACCCAGAAGAGTATCTCAAGTATCGGATCTGGCAGAAGGACAAGCAGCGCAGGAAGAAGGCTATGGATCGCAAGGTTCGCGAGGCTCGTCGGCAGACAAAGAAAAGGCTTGCTGGTGGCTAGGCTTGCATGATATACTGAGCCAGTACCTTCCCCACGAGGACTTGAAATGGCAGAAATCCCTAACCTCGCAGGTGTAGCGACCAAGGATCTGGTTGAGACAATTGGCTCTAGCAAGTTTAACGCTGTATACATCAACTGGGCCCGCACCCTGCACCTGTTGCGTCAGCATGCCCCTGGTTGGACTGCCAACTGCATCACCGCCAACGACGGCACTTTGCTGCACAAGGCTCCTGTTGGCGCTTACTTGATGATCCAGTTCGTCCACACCGACGGCTCTGAGACACCGGCGATTCCTCAAGCTGTGATGGATCACCGTAACAACGCGATCCCCTACGACAAGATTGATTCTCGCGACATTACCGACACCCAGCGACGCGGTACTTGTATGGCTGCCGCCTTCATTTTCGGCCTAGCTTACGAGCTGTGGGCAAAGATGCCCATGGAGTCCGGCTACCCTGCCCCTGAGTCTGCCCCTGAGTCTGCCCCAAAGTCCGAGCGGCCAACCGCTGGGGTCAGCAAGGCCCCTACTGCGGAGGCTGCCAAGGCGTCTGAGGAGACGGAGGCCACGTTTCGCGAAGCAGCACTTGAAAAAGGAGTCGAAACCTTTGCTATCGACGCACTCGTCGAAATCGTCAAAGAAAAGCTGGGCGGAGACTTTAATAAAGGCCGCGCAACACTCAATAGCAAATCAGCCGAAGAGCTCAACGCAAAGTACGGTGAGTGGTGACCCATTGGAGGGATTTATACATTTTTTCAAAGGTACTGAAATAGTGTTATAGATCAAGGGCCCACAAGGCCCTTTTCTATGGCATACTGTGTGCATACCTCATGAGGCACGCGATGACCGATTCAACCACCGCATGGTTCAATGCCGCCGGCAAGCGTAAGCTGACCCAGGAACAGACGTTGGAGCTTTTTGCCAAGCTTCGCAGCCAACGAGCTGCTGAAGACGAAGAGGGCGCTCTTGAGACCTTGAACTCCATTTGTACGGGTAACCTGCTTCTGGTGGTGAGTGCAGTCAAAGCCTATACCAGCAAGATTACTCATCGCTTTAGGGTGAATCCTAATGACGAGCTGTTCCTGGACTTACTTCAGGTCGGATACATAGGATTGCGTGTGGCGGCCGAAAAATTTGACCTTGCTCGCGGAAACAAGTTTTCCACGATTGCAGTGACCTGGATTAGACAGCGTCTTGGGCGCTACCTAATCTCCAGTGAGCAGAAGATCTATATCCCTGAGGGCTGCATCCGGGAGATGTTCTATTACAAGAAACATGGCAAAGGCTCGGGGCGCAGGCATGCCCCTAAGGACGTCGACTACCTTCGTTCCGCCGCAACTGCCTATAACGTTGGCTCTCTTGACGTAAAGGTCAACAATGAAGACGGTGTAGGCTCTTTGTTGAATTTAATTCCAAGCCCTGCTAGCGAAGACCAGTCGCGCTCTTCTAGCGAGGCTTTGTTGCAGATCAAAGAGATAATGGCGAAAGCCATGGTCCCTCCTATGCAGCAGGATCTGATGATTGCTTATGCTCGGCTAGGTCGAGTTTCGACGGCTGCCTACTCTGTGGGGTATCCTGTTCCTACTGCTGGCAAGGAGATTAAGGCGATCATCAAAAAGCTACGGACTTACGCCTGATATACTTAAGAGACCTCAAACCAGACCTTAAGAGGAACGAAGCAAATGGCAACCGTCACCGTAGTTGGCACAGTTACCTGCAAAGAAGGAGAAAATCCCTGCACTGTGCGTCAGTTTGATTCTGGTAACTCCGTCGTCAGTTTCAGCGTGCTAGACAAGCAGTATGTCTACACCAAGAAGGGCGAAGAAAAGTTTGGCCAGTTTTACAAGTGCGAGATCATGGGCAAGGCAGGTCAGATCGCAGTTGACCGTCTTCAGCGTGGGGATAAGGTCGGGGTTTCCGGCCAGCTTGTTCAACGTGAGTATCAAGGGAAGATCTACCTGGATATCAAAAACGCTCAGGTAACCTTCCTTGAGTACCGTGAAGACAGTGGTTCTGGCGGTAGTAGCGATCCTTTCTAATCGGCACACTAGCTTGGGCTACCTCTCAAGTGTCGTCCCGCGACGCTCCATATAAATAAAGATGTAACTCTCCTGGCAAAATCCAGGGGGGTTCTTCTTTTATGCAATAGACTAGGCACACTCGCAAGATGATTATGACCGCTTTTGGTTTCAGTATCGAAGAAGCAGAGGTAGCTCCAGGGACCCTTGGTCTTCTGTACGATGACACTCCCGCCTTGACTACCGCAGACGTCAAGCCTTTCGTCTGGTCCATACTGCTGTTCAGACGTGCTGTAAGGGCCTGTGAGGTGGTTGGCGCCATCACGGCTGTATGTGCTCACTCAGAGCTTTACAGCGGCTGGAGCGACTTTCTGGAGGACGATGACGACCGAACCCGTCTCGAATATCTGGTTGACGAAGTTATTGGCGACATGACTGCTCAAGGCCTTCTTCGCTATGACACTAAAGACGACCTGTGGTCCTTACAGCTTGGGAAGAACAATCGTAATCTTCCAGAAATCATTAAAGCTATTGCCGGCACTGGCGGCAGCATGCCTCAGCATCTTTTAATGGAGCTTAATTGGTGAAAATCAACTACGACAATCTTGACGCTTACACAAAAACTCACAAAAAACTTTTAGAGTCAATGAGCGACAAAGAGTACAACGACCACATTAACACAATTCTGGAGGAGCTTCACTATGACGAGAAAAAAGAGGAAGAAGACAGAGGAACCTACTGATGTTGAGGGAAATCACTATGAAGGTCAGTTCTATGTCCTTTTGTGGCCTCAAATGAAAAAAGTCAAAGGATTGAACTGGAATCAAGCCGAAAAACTTTGGAAAGAGCATACTGACCGTGCTATGATCTTTTCTATGCGTGATTTAAAAGGAGGCCAGACCATTGAGACAGCTTAAAAACGGCGAGTTCAAGTTTAAGCCATCTGCAGTCAAAGCCGCCGAGTGGATGCAGCAGGAGCCTCTGCCAATGCGTTCAATACGAAAGGGTACGCCCGTTAAGGTTTTTTGTGTAGGCGGGTGGAAAGCAGGAACAGTGGTACAATGGACAAAGGATGGAGTGACAGTCCGCCTCAAACGGGAACAGAAAATCGTTGTCTGCAGAGACAACCGCAACTTGAAGGAGGAATCCAGTAAATGACCCACGACAACATTAACCACCCCTCGCATTACACCGAGGGCCGCAAGTTCGAGACTATCGAGGTTATTGAGGACTGGGGGCTTAGCTACAGACTGGGCAACGCCGTCAAGTACGTATCCCGAGCTGGCCGCAAGGATCCCTCCAGGACGGCCGAAGACCTCAAGAAAGCAATCTGGTACATCAACCGCGAGATCGCCTCACTGGAGGGCGAGCAGACTTCTTACGGCGTTACCTACGAGGATGTGCTTGAGGACTACACTGTCTGCGCTGCTAGCGGCGAGGATTTACTGGCTGAGTATGGCGTAAAAGACGTCGATGACCAACCCCTGGCTCACTGGGACTCTGACGAGGATTACATGTGGGATCCATCCCTGGGTCCTGTGGAGCTGACTAGCGACGAGATCAAGTCGATTATGGACAGGAAGGACCTGGCCATGTTTGATGAAGATGAGATAATTGCTACCGTCGAGAAGCGTGGCTTCATTCTTGGTATCAAGAAAGACGGCTCTACCTGTGAGCTTGGTTCTAACGGAGGGTGCCTCTAATGATTGACGATTCCGATCAAATGGCCTGGTTGTATAGCGATCAACGTCAAGAAAGTCGCTCAGCTGCACTTCTGTCTTTGCTGAAGGCGTTTGGCGGGGCGATTAACGCCGACGGGTCTCCTAGTCACAACCCTCGTGGACTGTACGGAGCCGCCCATGATTACGTATCTCATGGAAACACTGATCCAGAAGGTGTCTTGGGTTTCTATCTAGAGAACAGTGAAGTCTACAGTTGAGATGCCAGGACAGGTCACTTTCCAGTGGGAGGTGACCTTTCCAGTACCTGACCCGAGCACAGTTGTATTCCTGTTGGTAAACTTGGCTATTGCAATTATTGCGGGAGCCCTCGTTCTTGGAACTGATTGCCACGCTGACGATTAACCTCCCTTTGTTCTCGAAGGCCCGTCCCAGAGTAACGAGCAGGGGTACTTTCATGCCCGCCGACTATCGCAAGAAGCAGAAGGAAATGCTACGACAGGTGCAGGAGCAGTGGCCCTGGCCGCCCCTGGAAGGACCTATCCGCGTCGAGATCGAGGCCTATGGTGAAGGCCGTGCTGACGGCGACAACATCATCGGAGCCCTGTTCGATAGCGTCAATAAGGTGCTCTGGGTTGACGATCGAGTTTCAATCATCCCTCAGCTGGAGGTCAAGTGGACCAAGGCGAAGAAGGCTGACTCGAAATGGGTCATTAAGATTTATGCGGTATAATGGGAGGCAAATACTTGATTGACGTGGAAGTAGCCTACAACCAGCCTGAGTTTGACTACCGACGCGCAGAAGGGGTCAACCAGTCATCTCTTAAGAAGATCCTTGACAGCCCGGCTCATTACCAGGCGGCCCTTAAGAATAAGGTTATCCCTACTCCAGCCATGGAAATGGGAACCGCTTTGCACTGCTTATCCTTAGACGGTAGGGACAAGTTTGATAATAGTTATATCATGAAGCCCGATGGCCTTAACTTGGCAACCAAAGCCGGCAAAGAGTG